GTGATATATTTTGGATTAGATGCGAAGTGGATGACAATGACCTTGTGCCAAAGTATCAAACACAAGGATCTGCGGGGTGTGACATATATGCTAATGAGTACCTAACGATCAAGCCTGGACGAAGGGCTATGGTGGCCACTGGATTAAAGATCGAACTGCCTCCTGGATTTGAAGCGCAAGTCAGACCTAGGTCTGGGTTAGCGGCAAAGCATGGTATCACGGTATTAAACACGCCCGGTACTGTTGATGAAGACTACAGAGGAGAGATTAAGGTCATTTTATTAAACACAGGTGACGAAGAATTTATTGTCAATAAAGGTGATAGGATTGCACAGTTGGTATTTTCTCGAGTTTTTCGTGGGATATTCCAACCAACCAATAGCTTGTCTTCAACAACTCGTGGTGGTGGTGGATTCGGTTCAACAGGCAAAACATGAGCTCAGATCGACCCATCTTGATAGTGGATGGTGCAAATCTTTTTATTAGAAGCTGGTCAGCCTTTCCATCTATGTCTTCTCATGGATATCAGATGGGAGGCTGTGTTGGCTTTTTGAAAACTTTGAAGAGAATTGTTACAGAAATTCAACCAAAGTTCGTGGTGGTTGCCTGGGAAGGTGGAGGATCTTCTCGACGTAGAAGCATATATCCTGATTACAAGTTAGGCCGCCGTCCGGAAAAGTTGAATAGATTTTATGGGGATGACATTCCTGAATCTGAAGAAAACAGAAAGCATCAGATGCTTTCTCTTCTTGACATGTTAAAATCAGTTCCAGTATGTCAAGTTTACGTGCCTGACTGCGAAGGTGATGACATCATCGCTTTTTTGTGCAAAGGATATTTTAGGCAGGCTGAAAAAATCATAGTTTCATCCGATAAAGACATGTATCAGCTTTTAAATGAAAAGACAAAGATCTATTCTTTACACAAGAAGTTGGTTTTGTCAAAAGATGACATATTCGATGAGTTTAGGATTAAAACCCATAATTTCGCCACGGCAAAATCAATCTGCGGAGACCCTGGAGATAACATCCCAGGTATAAAAGGATTGGGATTTAAAACTGTATCAAAAAAGATACCGTTCTTAGGAGGAGACTCCGAGGTCTTGATTGATGAAGTCATCTCTTTTTGTCACTCTAGAATGCCTGAATCGTCTATTTACAAACGGATTGTAGAGAATGAGAGTGTGATTCGTAGGAACTGGAAATTGATCTATCTTGACGGCAGCATGTTGTCTGCCACACAGATTTCTAAGGTGCAACATGTTATAGATACATTTGCACCACACACGAATAGGATTGCTTTAATCAAGTCGCTCGTCAAAGAAGGCATAGGCGATTTTAACGTAGAAGATTTTTTTTACGCCTTTAGGTGTATCGATCATGCTCCTTATGCTGGCGGAGAACAAAATGCAGGATAACGAAAATAAAACTGGTTCTAAGTTAACTTTTGGTTCGTATGGTAAATCTTTTCAAGAGAAAATCATGCAAGCTCTCTTGACAGATTCAAAGTTTGCAGAACAGATGATGGAAGTGTTCGATACATCTTACTTTGAATTGAAGTATCTACAGTTTCTAGCGGATCGATACTTCTCTTACTCTAAAAAATACAAGGTATTTCCAACGTTACAACTTCTTGTGACGATTATACGGGAAGACCTAAAAGTAGGTACGGATGTGATTCTTCGAGATCAAATCATTGAATACCTGCAGCGCATGAAAGCGAATCCAGATCCTGGCGATTTGCAATTTGTTCGTGAAAAGTCTCTTGACTTTTGCAGAAAGCAAGCTCTCAAGGCCGCCCTTGAAAATGCCGTTGATCAAATGGCGGCAGACAAATATGAATCTATCGTTGAATCGATAAAGAAAGCTGTTCAAGTTGGAACAGCACCATCTGTCGGTCACGACTTCTTTAATGAAATGGATGCAAGGTTCACTCGTCTAAAACGTGACACAATCCCGACAGGTGTTCCTGAACTTGATAAGAAAGAAATTCTACAAGGTGGTTCTGGTAAAGGTGAACTACTTTGCGTTGTCGGCGGTAGCGGATCTGGTAAGTCTCACTGGCTTACGATGATTGGTGCAAATGCTCTAAAGGCAGGTAAGAATGTTCTTCATTATACCTTCGAGCTATCTGAAACAGCTGTCGGTATTCGCTACGATTCTAACCTCTGCGACATGGATTCCAATGAAGTCATGGATCACAAGGATGAGATCATTGAAAAATACAAAGGTATGACTCTCGGCCGACTCTACATTAAAGAATATCCCACAAACACGGCATCCATTTTTACAATTCGTTCTCACATCGAACGGCTTGATCTAAAAGGATTCAAACCGGACATCATTATCATCGACTACGCGGATATCATGAGGTCAACGCGACAATTTGATTCGCTTCGACACGAATTGAAATTAGTCTATGAAGAGCTTCGAGGCCTTGCTATGGAAATTGGCGTTCCTATCTGGACAGCATCTCAGTCTAACAAAGAAGGTGCCAATAGCGAGATCATTGATATGACAAATATGTCAGAGGCCTATGGAAAGGCAATGATCTGCGACTTCATCATCTCTGTCTCTAGAAGAGCGCATGAGAAGGCTTCAGGGTGGGGTAGACTCTTCGTCGCAAAGAATCGAGCAGGTAGAGATGGATTAGTTTTCCCTGCTAAGATAAATACTGCACAAAGCAAGTTTGAGATCACTGGCGCCGCTGATGCGCCGAATGAGGTTGCAGCAACGGATGAAGCAGAACAGAAAAAAGCGCTTAGGGCAAAGTGGAAAGAACTAAAGAATGAATTCAGCTCAAGCTCATCAAATAAAAGCTCTTCTTCATTTGAAACTGTAACAACTTAAAAAATTTGAAGTATAGTTATGCACCTAAATTATGAGTGGAGACAAACAATGACTTACACGTATAACGAGGCTTACGAGGCATCTTTAGCATATTTTAAAGGCGACGAGCTCGCAGCTTCTGTCTTTGTATCAAAGTATGCGCTACGTGATTCCGAAGGTAATATCTTGGAAAAAACTCCGACGGACATGCATTTACGTCTCACTCGAGAGTTTGCTAGGATTGAATCCAAGTATCTTAATCCTTTATCAGACAAGGAAATTTTTTGCCTCCTTGCTGACGTGGATCATCTCGATGTCACAAAAAAGTCAACAATGACTTTGGAACAGCTAGCTGCAGAATCCCGTGGCATGGGTGCAGTTGTTCCTCAAGGTTCTCCCATGTCAGCGATGGGTAATCCATATAAACTGCAATCCTTGTCCAATTGCTTCGTCATTGCCTCGCCGCAGGATTCATACGGTGGCATCCTCTTCACAGACCAGGAACAGGCACAGATCATGAAGCGCCGAGGCGGAGTTGGTTTCGACGTTTCAACTATTCGTCCAAAAGGTCTTGCTACGGCCAATGCTGCGGGGACGACAGACGGCATTGGCGTCTTCATGGAAAGATTCTCTAATACTTGTCGTGAGGTTGCTCAAGGAGGTCGGCGCGGCGCACTGATGCTCACTATATCAGTGATGCATCCAGAGGTGGAAACTTTCATCAATATCAAACGAGATCTTAAGAAGGTCACAGGAGCAAACATCTCCATCCGCCTCACTGATGAGTTCATGAACGCCGTGAAGGATGATACGAACTTCACACTTCGATGGCCAGTCGAGTCTACGGTTGAAAACGCTAAGGTCACGAAGGTTGTTAAGGCTCGCGAACTATGGAATCAGGTCATTGACGCAGCTTGGACGTCAGCAGAACCAGGTCTTCTCTTCTGGGACACGGTCAAGAAGATGACTCCTACTGAGGCATATGCTTCAAAAGGTTACGCTAACGTTTCAACAAATCCATGTGCGGAACTCATCCTCAGTCCGTACGATTCCTGCCGTCTTCTTTTGATCAATCTCACAAAATTTGTCAAGGATGCTTACCTTCCCACTGCTTCTTTTGATTTTGAGAAGTTCAAGAAGGTTTCAGCGAAGGCACAAAAGTTAATGGACGATCTCGTTGACCTTGAGATTGAGGCCGTTGACGCAATCTTAAGAAAGATTGAGGCTGATCCTGAGAGTGAAGAGGTCAAGCAACATGAGGTCAATCTCTGGCAAAAAATTAAAAAGGCGGCCTCAGGCGCCCGTCGCACAGGCTTAGGTATCACTGGTATTGGCGATGCTCTGGCTTCTGTTGGCGTGACTTATGGATCTGAGGATTCAGTCAACAAAACAGAAGATATCTATAAAACGTTAGCTCTTTCTGCTTACAGATCATCTGTCGATATGGCAAGAGATAGAGGTTCGTTCCCTGTTTACGAATGGGAACTAGAGAATCAAAGTCCATTTTTGAAACAAATGATGCAAGCCGATGAATCATTATTTGCAGACTGGAAAAAGTATGGTCGTCGTAATATTGCGTTAACGACCACCGCACCTGCAGGTTCCGTATCATGCCTCACGCAGACAACAAGCGGTATTGAGCCTGCTTACCTCCTCTCTTATACACGCC